ATCCGTGGTCCGAGCAACCAGTTGTTCGCTGGTTCGAGCTCGCTGATGGTCGACGGTGTGATGGTCCACGAGTTCCGCCATGTGTTTAACACTGCTGGCGCGACGACTGGTACCTCGGCGAATGCCGGTGCCGCTGGCTACAAGTGGGGTGCTAACGCCAACGTCGTCGGTGCTCGCGCTCTCTTCTGCGGTGCTCAGGCTCTCGCTATGGCCGACATCGGTCTGCCGGAAATCGTCGAAGACACCTTCGATTACCAGAACCAGTCTGGTATCTCGATCGGTAAGATCTTCGGTCTCCGCAAGCCGAAGTACAACAGCGATGTCACTGCCAACGTCCAAGACTTTGGCGTGATCGCGCTCGACACGGCCGTCTAAGCTGTGAGGGGGGCCCTCTTTTCGGAGGGGGCTCCCCGCTCTTTGTACCAGGAGGTTCTGTGAAGGTCATTTCAGACCGAGAAATTCGGGTAGCTACTCTCAGCGGTGCTTGCGTTTTGTTTCTTCCGGGTGTTGAGCGAGAGGTATCTGATGAAATCGGATTACTAGCTCTTCAGCAGGGAGCGAAACAGGTAACAACTGATAAAAAACCCGAACCAGCAGCAGAACCCTCAGGCATAACGATAGATAATGTCCCTTCCGTAGAAGAGTTCGAGGAAGTCCATACGCTGGATGATGTTATTACTGGGATCGAAAAGCTCGTTGAGAGCGGCGACCCAGATGATTTCAAGTCTGACGGAGCGCCAAAGGCAGCCGCATTGAACCGCGTTGTCGGGCGAACAGTCAGCACCGAAGATCGAGAAGCGGCTTGGGAGGCGTTCCTTCATTCGTGAGGTAGACCATGGCTGTCACCGTACAAAGCGTTATTGACCGAGTTCAAAAAACCCTGCAGGACACCACTGGTGTTCGTTGGCCGGTGGTAGATGAGCTCGTACTCTGGGTCAATGATGCCCAGCGTGAAATCGCCCTTTTAAAGCCGGACGCTTCGGCTAAGAACACCACTATTACTCTCGTAGCCGGTACCAAGCAGGAGATCCCTAGCGATGGTAACCGGTTGCTTCGCGTCGTTCGAAACATGTCTGCCGCTCTAAACGGCGTAGGCAAACGAGCGGTTCGTATTGTTTCGCGCGAAGTGCTCGATGCTCAGACCCCAGACTGGCACGACCCACTTGTAGCCGGTGATGCTGCACATGCTGCAGTCATCAAACATTACATCTACGACGAGGCCAACCCGCGTAACTTTTACGTGTATCCAGGTGTTGCGTCGCCTGCCGCCTCTTACGTAGAGATCATTTACTCGGCCAACCCGACGACTGTTGCCCAGAACGGGAACTTAGATATCCCAGATATCTTTGCAAATGCCGTGATGAACTATGTTCTTTACATGGCGTACATGAAGGATGCTGAGTATGCTGGTAACCAGCAGCGAGCTTCTTCGCACTTCCAGTTATTTATGTCTTCTATCACCGGTAAGGCGCAGCTCGACGCTATTACTTCGCCTAACTTCGACGCTAGCCGACAAGTAACGTCTGTCCCAGCTGTAGCGGGGTAATAACTCATGGCGCTCTATGAGTCGCTCCTGCCAGAGATCATCCCGATGGTGCCGGGCTGTCCCGATACACTTATCGAGAACAACATCCGCGCAGCGGTTATTGAGCTTTGCGAAAAAGCAGCTGTACTGCAAGCCGAATTAGACCCTGTTACCACAATTGCTGGTATCTACGAATATGATCTTGAGCCGCCTACCGATACGGTAGTGCACAAGATCATGTGGGTAGTTCATGACGGCAAAGAGATTGAGCCAATCAGCACTAATCTCTTAGAGCAACGTAAACAGAACTGGCGTGACGCCGACAATCGTGGGACTCCGGAGTACTTTGTAAAGACCAGCCAGTCGTTGTTCTGGATGGTGCCGGTACCCAACGAAACTAAAGCGTCTAGCACCATCTTGCGCGTGCAGTTGAAGCCTACTCAGACTTCTACCACCGCTGATGACGAGTTGATGTCGGAGTATCGCGACACCATCGTCAACGGTGCGCTGTTTCGTTTATTGCGTTTGCCTAGCAAAGACTGGACTGACTTTGCCGGGGCACAGGTGTACGGGTCTTTGTTTGCTGAGGGTATAGCCCAAGCAGACAGACGCGCACGAAACGCTGATGCAGGAATTGCTAGGAAGGTAGCGTATGGCGGTATCCACTCCTCTTTCTCACGGCGCAGAAACAGGTACGGTAGCGGCGGTTGAGCCTTTCGTATCTGATGTACGTAGAGAGTGGGATTGGGTTAAACCAGGTGTAGAAGAGATTCTTCGTAACGCGAAGACTCTGACATACCGGGCCGAAGATGTGTACGCGGCGTGTGTAAATGGACAAGCCGTGTTGTGGGTTACAAGTGAAGGGTTCGTAGTCTCTACAACAGAGGTCGATAACTTCACTGGAAAGAAGACGATGTTTCTTTGGCTCGCTTGGGCCAAGGAAAAGGGGAATAGCTTGGTATCTAGGTACCAGTCGTTCTTCGAGCGCGTTGCCAGAGAAGCGGGGTATAGCTACTTAGAGACAAGATCCCCGTTTCTAGGTCTGATGTCGCACTTGGAAACGAACGGGTGGACTGTAGATACAGTCGTATATACGAGGGCACTATGAGCAGCAGACCAAAGGCAGCAGACTATAAGCCAAGCGAAGCTGAAAAAGCTTCCGCCTCAGTTGCTATGGCGGAGTACGAGTACTTCAAACAAAAGTACGATCCGTTGCTGCAGGAGATGCGCGATAAGTCGCTGACCGAGGATGTACAATCTAGTCTTCGCGGCCGCGCTAATGCCGACGTTATGCAGGCAATTTCTACACCCAGCCTTCAACAAGCCACTAGCAGCACTGCTGCAAGTGACATGGCGCAAGCGCTGACTGGCCAACTTAACACTGCTAACGTTTCGGCTAAACAAGTTCAGAATACGATGCAGACAGGCGTACTCGGCACTGCTCGCGGGCAAGCGGCTGACGCTCAGTCCGGCATGGCGCAAGCCAGTCGGCTAGCCACGTCTTCAGCACTGGAACGCGCTCGCGCCAATCAACAGGTAGCTCAAGCTAAGCAAACTGCTGCTGCCCAGATAGCATCGACTGCTGTTGCTCAGGCTGGTGAAAACATAGCTAGTGGCGGTAAATGGTACGCCCCGAAAGACGCTAAAACCGGCCAGTTGGTTACCGGTGTTGGCGATCGGTTACGTTACAGTACGTATGGAAGCACTACGTATGGGCAACAAAACCAACCTCAGTCGTTAGGTGGTACGCCATTATTCGTACCTACTTCTCCGCTTGGGTTTTATTCTCCTACCGGAGGAGCTTCTGCTTTTAATGCATCCACCCCAACTGTTAAAAAGTCTGATCTTGTTTCTACACCAGTAGTCGGCATGTTTGCTCCGCGAGGCTAAGAAATGATATCCACTTTGTCTCCTGAAGTTATGGAAGCTTTGCGGCAGCAACAAGCCGTATCTGGCGGCGGCGGATCTACTTACGTCTCGCTCCCAAACGTATCAGACCCGGAACAAGCGTACGCTAACCTCACGCGTCAAGAGTACCTTGACTACGTAAAGAACTACCGTGGGTTTGAAGAAGAGCTTATTAATAAAGCGCGTACCGATAAAACTCTTATAGAGCAAGCCCGAAAAGACGTGGGAGCCGCTTCTGCGCTTACGCAAGGCGTAGCGTCTCGTAACGCTCAGCGTTACGGAGTTGCTCTAACGCCAGCGCAAATCCAGCAGCAGGAACTCCGTTTGCAGCGTGCTAATACGCTCGGCGGTATTCAGTCAGTTAATGACGCTAAAATTGCTCAACGTGAAGCTAACACGGCCTTGCTTGCTGACCTAATTAACATTGGCCAGGGCGTAAATCGCGCTTCGCAGCAGCAACTTGGTTCAGCAGCAGCGGACGCTACAGCTCGCAAAAATGCTTACACACAGGCAAAAGCAGCGTCTAAAGCCAATACTTATTCAACTATCGGTTCGCTCGCTTCAGCAGCGATCCTTGCGTTTGCATTCTGAGGTAAGCCATGGCTGACAATATTGGTAGCGCAATCCTGGCTGGTATCCAAGGTGTGCAACAAAACGCACGCCAGCGGCAAGCTATGCTTTTGCAAGAACAAGAGCTAGATCTGGCGCGTCAGCGTTCAGCTCGAGAAGATGAACAGCTAAAGATTCAGCAAGAGCAGCTTGGCATCAACAAAGATGTAAATGCTAGAGCGCAACAGCAGCAGACTGAGTTGCTGCGTACAAACGCAAAGACTCGTCTAACGGAAGATTCCGACCGCGTGTTTGGCAGAGCGCAGAGCCTTGGCATCATCAAGCGCGATGGGAGCATCGACCGTGAGGCTTTGACCAAAGGTATTAAGAGCGGCGACCGTCAGTACATCGGCGTTGTCGCAGACATCCTGAACGTTAACAAAGCAGAAGAGAATTTAAACCGTGGGAAGTTTGACCCTACAGACTTCCGATTTACTGGGGTAGATCCAGAAGCCTTGAAGCAAGGCAGACTAATTGCTACCGGGCAATATAGCGACGGTCGCCAGGGAGTGTTTACTGCACAGGGCGGATCTGAGCCAAACGAGAATGTGATTAATACGTCTGTCGACGAAGGCGTTGATCTTGCTATTGAAGCGCTTCAGATGCGCGTTATTCCTAATTCAAATATGGGCGCCACAAGCGCCGAGTCTCGTTTGAATGTTGGAAGAAACGTTGGCGGAACTATTGCCGACGCGTTTAGCAACGTGTCTCCGGTGTACGCGCGTCGAAGCGGCGCACGTACAGTGCTTAATGCCGTAGACGCCAGCGGGCTACCAGTAGAAGCAAGCCGCACGGTTATTGCGCAGCTTGCTGCTATTAAAGACCCCAAGCAGAAGCAGGAGTTTTTGTCTAAGGTTGCTACCGATCTTGGTATCCAGACGGAAGTAGAGGCCCAAACTGGGTTCTCTAGCACTCGGCTTGGGATGGATAAAGAGGAAAGTGTTTCTTGGGCGGAAGGCGGCTATAGCGGAACCGTATCTACAAAACCAAGTGACGCTATTCGTGCGTTTGACACCCAGATTAATAGAAAACGTGAAGAGGCAAATAAGCTTCCTATTGATTCGACCCGTAGAGAACGTCTTGAAACCGAGATCGCTGACATTAGCGATAAACGAGCCAACTTCATTCGTGGTGAAAACGAGCGCGTTTGGACTGGTTTTGATGCGGAAAGCAAGCGTATCAAAGAGGCCAGCGAACGGCCTAATGCTACTGCACAAACTAAAGAATTCTGGGCTAAAAAACAGCAATCGTTGGATACAAAAAAGCAGGCGTTTATTAAAGCAGGTGGATACACACCTGTAATGGGCACCAATGATTATGCTGCTCTAGAGCAGAACGTACTCTCTCGCATCAAGCAGATGTCGCCCGGCGAAATTGCTACGGCGGTTCAGAATGGGCAGCTTAAGTTCTCTGAGCCAGAAGTACGTGCCATGCGTGCAAGACTTTCTGAGTCTGGAGCTGGCTCGGTTAACGCGGTTGCAAAGGCGCATCCAAAAGAAGAGATCATTGGATCATTTGCTATTGCTTATGCGCAGTCTACTAACCCAGCGCAGCAACAAAGTCTTCTTACTATGATTGCCAACACCGCTGAAACTGGTAGTCCGTTCTTGAGTGACGCAGCCCGTCGCGAAATGGATCTACAAGAACAGCGAATGGCGGTTGATCTTGAGACAGCGCGCCTTCGCGCAAGCACGTCCGCTAATGAAGTTAAATTGGCTAATATTCAGGCGCTAGACAGAGTTTTAGTAGACAGCGCTAATATGCTTAACCGCACCGAAGACGGTAAACCAGTAAAAACAACTTTAGACGACGCTCGTCGATGGGCTGTTGCTGCTCTCCCTCGAAATCAATTTAATATAGGGCAACTGGCACGACTAGATCCAGTTTTAGCGCAACAAGGCTATAAGGCGCACATGGGCCAAACTTCTCAGGCGCTTGCAACTTTCTTTGACGAAATGCCTAGCGGCGGTTTTTTGGGCCCGGCTAAAGATGTTTTGTATTCTTGGTTTGGCGACAAACCTACGATAGATTCTATGGCGCAGCGCCTAGAGAACGTTCGTGTTGTTACTGAAAAAGGAAGCGACGGCATTGACCGTGTAAAGTCTGTTTACTTGGTAAACAGAAGCACTGGGAAACAACAGGGCAAAGAGCTAACTGCTGCCCAACTTCAGAATATGGACGGAGGCCCAGAATTGTTTGGGATTATCTCCACTGCTGGAGTTATTAATAACAGCATAGCAGCCACTCGTGCCGCCGCTAACGCTAAGCAGTAACTAAACGCATGGCCGAAAGAACACCAGTCCTTCCGGAGCAAGAGGATCAGTTCACGTCTTTTTTACGAGACGTATACTCATCTACTCCAGAGGAAGACGCACAGTTCCAAAGATTTGCTGCTGGGGAGAACGCTCCGCAGCTACCAACTGCGCCTGGCAACTTGCAAGAAGTATTTAGCGCCGGTATTGAGTCCGGTGTTCAAGGACTAACAGCAGATTTTGAATACTTTAAAGCGCTTGGCAACACCCTTATGGGGGACGAACAAGCCGCTGCTTTAAATATCCAAGAGGCTCGACTCCGTGAGGAGTTTGCTGCAGCGCCAGTACAAGGTCTCGATACGTTTGAACAGTTCTTAGACCAGCCTACATTCGGCGGGTTTATTGAACAGGCAACCAAAAGTTTTGGACAGGTTCTGCCATCAGCCGCGCTATCTATAGCGGGTGCTGGTACAGGCGCTATTGCTGGTGCAGTAGGTCGCGGCGTACTTAATCAGGTCAACAAGCAGGTCGCCAAGCGAATCATAAAAGACTCCGTTGAGCGTACTGCCAACGGCGTTGCTGATCCTGTCGAACAACAAATTGCAGAGCTGGCTTATGGTTCTCTCCGCACGGCCGCTAAGCGTGGCGCTATAGGTGGTGCATTCGCTGCCGAATATGCGCCTATGTCGGGTAGCAATTTGTCCGAGGCTCTCGAAGCCGGACAGCCACTTGACCAGGCCAACGCGCTACGGGCCGCTGCTATCGGCATTCCGCAAGCAGCAATCGGCGTCGGTAGTGAGTACGCATTACTTAAGCTGATCGGCGAGCAAGCCACTAAGCGTGCCGCTGTTGAAGGCGGCGTATTTGCAAATTTTGCGAAGCGGTTAGGCACCGGTGCGCTCCAAGGCGGTGCTATCGAAGCCACCACTGAAGTAGCTCAAGAAGGCATTAGCGTCCTAAACCGCGCTGACCTAGACCCGCTATTTACTGCAGAAGACGCCAAGATGCGTCTCGCAGAAGCTGCGTTTGCTGGTTTCTTTGGCGGTGCTGCTCCTGGCGGTGCTGGTGGCGCTATAGGCGGAACGCTAGACGCTGTGTCGTCTATGAAGCCTGGCCAAGGAGTGCTTACTAATGTAGGCAACATTGTAGAAAAGGCTAAAGGCTTCCTAGAAACAGCTCGTGGTCAACGCGTTGATCAGCAAATCAACAACGAGCAGTTTGGCGATGTGGCGGCTGGCTTAACAACACCCGAGTCTGAAGGCGACATTGACGCTCAGCTCCGTGCGATGGTTGATCCGTCTAGCGGCAAAAAAGCCGTGTGGATTGCTGGTGCCGCTCCAAAATTTAACGCTCCGCAAAACCGGGTTAAGACGGCTAGCATTAACGGGACACTGGCATATTCAGCGTTCGTCCCTGGCCGAGGTACAATCGTATCTACGAACGAGGATGTGGTTCGCGAAGTTATCGCAGCCGGTGCATCAGACAAGGCCTTGCAAATCGCCCTCGGTTACAGCGCCGTCAAAGACTATTCTGCCCCTGGTGACATTGTTGTTCAGGCACTCGACCGTAACGGTCGGGTCATCTCTGAAGAAGTCACGTCGCCAGAGGGGGTAAGTGCTGCTTTCGAAGCCGCTCGTAATCTGATGCCCGAAGGTGGCAGCATCCAACAGACTACTGTAGAGAAGGCGCTCGAAGATCGTAAGCGCCGCTTTGAGTCAGAGCAGCGAGTCGAGGTTCGTGACATTGACTTGTCTGACGAACAGACCGACGAGACAGACGCTGACCAGGTAGAGATGTTCGGCCAAGGCGTGCAAGCTGTAGAGGGGCAACGCACAGTTGTTCGAGCGTATGGTCGTAAGACTGACCCGAACCGAGTGTTTGATAACACACAGTCCGCCCGTGCCTCTTACGACACGGTGTTCGGTGAGACTAACTGGGCTGACCCGCGTTTCGCGTCTATGACCGAAGCGATGCTTAACGCTGCTGTAAATGAGCAGCGCAGTAACCCAGACTCAGCGGTATCTATTGAAGACACGCCAGATGGTGGGTATCAAATCGTTCGCGATGATTTTGGCGATCTGTTCCGCTCAATTGATACGGCTGGCAACGAAGTACGTCTAAATCTCCCTGAGTTTTTACGTTCTGCCATACAGAGAGCACGCCGAAGCAAGTACGCTCAGAACTCTCGCGTTACTATTGTTGGCCCAGACGGAAAAAAGTCAGCCGTAAACCTTGTTGACCTTACTGCGGCTGGGCAGCGCTTACTAGAAGGCCGTGAAGGATCTGGGTTTCAGTTGCGCCAAGACCCACGTACCGGCGCTACATACGTATCTCCAGAAGCAGCCGCCAGGGCTGGTTTGCTTGAAGTCTTGGGCGATTTGGCTGTTGAAGGGTACGATGTACAGATCGATGGGCAGTCGCTTTTCCCTGGCTTCCAGCTGACGCCTGACCGTAATCAGGCTGCTGCTGGCCGTATCCCTGCTCGATTAGGCAACGTAACTGCGGCAGTTATTGGCGGCCGTCAGCGATCTTTGAACGATCTTCTGAACCCCGTCCAAGAGTCGGTGATGACGGCAGAAGAGCGCCAAGCTGCGCTTGCTGCTGAACCGCTCGGCCCGCCAAGAGATGATGTTTCAGACGGCCGTACCGAAACAGAACGTATGATCGAGTCGAGCGTTACGGGCGGTGAGCTCCTAACGCCGATGAACATCGACACGCCGCGCTCAGCTATTGATCTGCGCGCTGGTCGTGCTCCTACTACTGTAAGCCCGTTGGCCGAAAGACGCTCGGCGCAAGAGCGTATCTCTAACGCCATCAACAGCATGGTCGGCGATATTGTTCGCGACCTGTTTGACTCGCTCAAGTTTGCCGACCCGCCGCATATTTTTACGTTCGCTGAACTCATAGCTATGTCGGATGACCAGCTATTGCAGCTGTTTGGCGGCGCGTTGAATCCAGTACGCGAAGCAATCGCTAGCATGCAGAATAGCTCCACAAAGATGGGCATGCATATTTCTGGACAGTTTGGAAAGATAATTATCCTTCGAGAGTCCGGCAACGTACTGCAAGACGCTCTTGTTATTGCGCACGAAATTGGCCACAGCCTCTACAAAGAGGAGCGGAATAAAGCGCTTGAGAACTCCGCTATTCGTAAGCGGCTGTTTAGAGCCTATCAGTCATCCCCATCGTTCAAAGACCTAAAGGACAAGTACGGGTTTGATCTCGGCTTTGAAGAGTGGTTCTCTGACCAGGTGGCTTTGTGGGCTAACAAGCGGTACAGAAGCCGTCAGAAGGCTGATAGTCTCGTTAAGAAGTTCTTCAAGGACTTTGCGGCTCGCCTTGAGTCGCTCTGGAAGCAGACATCGGAGTCTTTCCGTAAACGGTTTGGCGGACGACTTGGAGCCGTCAACGAAGACTTCGAGACGTTCATGGACGCTGTCCTTGAGTCCAGAAAGTCACAAGTAAAGGAAAACGGCTTATCCTTTACTGAGCGAGCATTCGTATACGAGCTTAACGACCTTAATATTGCCAACGGCGGCGCAGCCCGAGCGGCGCACTGGCAGTCGAAGATCTCGCAGCTTAAGAAGAGCCCATACGTTAAACCTATCCTTCGGCTTGTATCGACGGCCGATGGCATCCTGCGTATGTACGCCGGTAACGAAATAGCGGATATGTTTTACGTACGGGCCCAAGATCCGACCGGCAAAGGCCGTCTTGGTTTTGTACCGCAGTCGGCGCGTACGTTTGACTTGTATAAGAACCGACTTGATACGGAGTTAGGGTCATTTGATGATCCGGCTCTGGACGCAGAGTTCGATAAGGCAGCGTCAGACACGCCGACCGCACAGTTGACCGGTAAGGCGCTGGCCATCCGCCAGTTCCTTGAGGACTTCTACTCAGAATACGTCAGCCCATCGAAGACTAAGATCGGCTTCCAGCGCGACTACTTTCCGCGTCTGCTTGATCTTGTGGCTATCTCAAATGACCCGCAAGCATTTGTCGATTTGATTCTGCAGGCCGACCCAAGTGCAAACCGCGCAAAAATAACTAGCAGAGTTCAGAAGCTCGTAGACCTTCAGCAGGCGGTAACTAACGGCGCCGACGTAGAAGGCAACCCGTTGGACCCGGCCGCTAGCGTTAACGAGGCGCTTGAGTTAACGAAGAACTTAACTCGCCAGCAGCTTCGAGATAACGGCTTTTTGCTCCCGCCAAAGCAGGCGTTTTCTGAGTACGTCCGCAAGGTAATCAAGCGCGTCGAGTTCGACCGCGCTACCAAAGATGACCAGGGTAACGATCGCCTCAAGCCGCTGCTGGATGCTCTTGCACCAGAGGATCGCGAGCAGGCGCTGCAGGTTATCAACACCTACATGGGTTATCGCGCTCCGCTCAGTCCGTTCTGGCGAAAGCTGAACAGCTGGGGGCAGTTCATTCAGTTCGTGACTATCCTGCCGTTTGCTGCAATCTCGTCTGTGACAGACCTGGCTGGTCCGGTTATCGCGTCAAAAGAGTTTGGCGACCTGACGACTGGCATGAAAGAGGTAGTAGCGACTATCAAAAACCGCGAAGAGGCCAAACAGTTGGCTCGCGACATCGGTGTCGTTACGCCAGAAGCCGTGGCTAACGCGTGGATCACTGATGCGGACGCCGACTATATGGATCCGACCGCTCGTAAGTGGTCTGACCACTGGTTCTCGTTGACTGGTTTGAACTGGTTCACTCGGTTCACTCGTGAGTTTGCTACCGGCATGGGCGTGCAGTTCATTACGAAACACGCACGTAATGAGTTCAATAACCCGCGATCGGATCGGTACCTCGAAGAGCTTGGTCTGACCCGAGCCGATGTAACGAGCTGGCTCAACAGTGGGCGCAAGCTTTCGACGCCAGAAGGTAAGAAGGTTACTCAGGCGCTGCAGCGATTCGTTGAATCTTCGACGCTGCGTCCTAATGCTGCAGAGCGACCGGTGTGGGCGTCTGATCCGCACTTCGCTTTGATATGGCAGCTGAAAGGTTACTTTTACTCCTACGGTAAGGTCATCCTAGGCGGTATGTTCTCGGAGGCTGAAACCAGACTTCGTGAGCAGAATATTGGAACCCCGTGGCAGCGTGTTGGGTCCGCAGCCGGGCTGCTCGCGCTTACTGCGGTAGCGACTATGCCGCTGGCAATGCTTGGTATGGAACTTCGCGAGTACGCAAAGTTTGGCCTGGCAGCGTTCTTACCGTTCGTTGAGGCCGACCAGAAGTACTTCCGGACCGACCGTATGGACTGGTCTGAGTATCTCGGAACGGCCTTTGAGCGGTCAAACTTTAGCGGGCCATTTGGGCTAGCTACAGGGGCTTCAAATGCTGCTAACTTTGGCGACAGCCCACTGTTTACGCTTCTTGGACCCACGACAGAGACTATCGATACCGCTATGACTAATGGCTGGCGGATAGACCGGACGTTGAAAGACCGGCTGCTGCCAATTTATAACCAGCTGTAAGGGGTACCTATGGAACTCTTTGAAATCTTTACTCGCGCATGGCCAGTTATTCTGGCGATGATCACCCTTATCATCGTGCTGTCTAAGCTGGATCTGCGGGTCGCGGTATTAGAGGATAAGATCAAGACCTTGTTTGATCTGCTTAACAAGAGGAACGAAAAATGATGACTATGATTAGTACCTTCCTGTCATTTTTGGCAGG